AAAGTGTAGTCCGCAGACCCGTTGTTCACCGTGGTGATTGCTGCGGTGCGACGAATGCCATCAATACCGATGGTCATGAGGCGACCACTGACCTGCGCCGATCCGCTCGGTTGGCCTGCGGAGAACAGACCCTGCGAGACATATGCTGTGTACCCCGCCGGGATCGTGTAGCTCCCGGTGATCCGCTGGTTGTAGTCGAACTTTATGAGGTCGTAGACCGTGGCTGGGACACCGGCGGTGACGGTGCCATCACCAAAGTAAATGTCCCCTGCAGCCGACAAACCAGAACCTGCGGTCGCGACATAGGCGTTGTTGATGTGCAGGAAAGACTGGGTTGTGAGGACCGCAGTCTGTCCGTTTAGGGTGACAATCTCGCTGATCTCGTTGTGGTTGGCATCGAGACCGGCCACGAAGACCGTGCGGGCACCCGTGCCGTTTGCGGTGTCATTGGCGCTGCTCGACGAGACCTTCATCTGCAGGGCTGCTGCAGGAAGGGGAAGAATACCAGTATAGGGCCAGACGGTGACGCGCGTGGTGTCCACATCCGGATTGTAGCCGAACACCGTCACCGAGCGGTGGCCGACAATTTGACCTCTTGAAACCTGAAGTTCAAAGGGGCCAAATTCGCCAAACTGCGTTACGGATGCTGGTGCGCCCATGTCACGACCCCCCTTAAACGCTGGCGTAGGTTTTAATGCCTTCAATCACAATCGTGTAGCGGTCCCCAGCCGCCGCACCGACAGTGCTGAACAAAACATCACCAGTCACACCAGTGCCAGCATTGTTGGGCAATCCGCCAAATGACGAATAGTCCATCAAGTAAAGTTGATCTGTGGGAATTGTCTCGCACAAAAGGTCGGTTGTCGCATCCCAAAGGATGTCAACGCCCATGCCTTGCGTCTGCGCCCAGATCTTGTTGATCTTGACGCCATTGCAGGCGTTTCCGGCGGCGTTGGGGTTCAGGGCGGAGACGTCGATCTTGATGACTCCCGTCTCGCCTGTTCCGTCCGAGATGTTGGTGAACTTGCCGATGAACAGTCGCTCACCGTCAAGAATGGTTTGTGAAGTGACTGCATCAGCCATGACTGTCTCCCTGAGGAGAGGGGGTGCTCATGACCCCCTCGGTTTCACCAATTAGGCGGCCACTGCGCCGTTCAGAGCCATGATCGCCCACCCAGCAGAGGTGTAGATCAGCGTGGCCGACTCGCCGACACCCGTGAAGGTGATGGTCGAGAAGCCAATCTTGGTGGTCGGGGTCAGGACAGCCGAGCCGCCATCCACGGTGTGGGTGATGACTTTGATTTGACCAGAGGTGCCGTTGGCAAGGGTCAAAGCCTGCGCCGAGCCGCTGGAGGTCAGCGAGGTCAGCATGTCGGTCACGTTGACAGCGCCAGCACCGGACAGGGATTGAACCGAGGCGAACACGTCACCCGTGAGGTTGCCAGTCACGTTGCCGGTCATAGCGCCGATGAAGCCGTTGGTCGAGGTAACGGGACCGGAGAAAGTAGTCGAAGCCATTTTAAGTTCCTCTCATGCGAGTTGGGGTGCGTTAGTCTGCATGACGTCAGCCGAGGACTGTCTAACACACCGAGGTTACCTCGGGATTGTAGAAAGGGGGAGCACTAGGCTCCCCCGATCTGTTTTACACGCCTGCGGTGCCGTAGACGCCGCGCGGGTCGGTCCAGCCGAACACGTAACGCTCGGTTGCCTTGTAGCGCATCGAGTCGGTTTCGAAGTCACCTTCCATCGACTTTTCAAGGCCACGACGCATGAGCAGCTTCAGACCTTCGGGAGCGTCGGTCTGAATCCACCAAGCGGTGGTCGAGGTGATACGCGACAGGTTGGCTTGGCCGTCCGACAGCAGACCCATGGACTTCACGGGGTTGATGTCGTTGTCGGCGGTGCCGGTACGCAGAACCGACTTCAGCAGCACTTCTGCTTGGAAGACGTTCGACGGGCCAGTCACGATCTTCTTCGGCGTCAGACGGATACGCTTGCCGTTGTTGTCAACAGCGTTGCGGATCTGAATGAGCAACTGCTCCAACGAGGTCTGCGACAGAGCCGCAGGCGTGGTCAGCTGGTTGCTGAAGGTGCCGTTGACGATGGGGTGCGAGTTGCTCACCAGAGCCACACCGTCGCCGCCGGGGTAGGCAGCGTTGAAGGCGCGGTTCAGGATGTTGGCACCCAGCGTTTCCTTCGTTTCGATCAGCGACTGAGCCAAGTGCTTGGCGTAGGTCTGACCGATACGAATGTGATCGCCGTCCTCGACGAGAACCTTGGTCAAGCTGAATGCCAGACCGTAGACCTTGTAGAGGTAGCGCTGCAGGAACAGCACGCCACCGGACTGGTAGGACACAGCCATACCGTCGGGCAGTTCGGGCGCTGCGCCAAAACCATAGAGCACGGGCTCTTCATGGTAGTTGCGCGGAATGCCTTTCTGCTCACGGAACACCATGTTCCATTCGTCGGCGCGCTGGTTGTAGACGCCGTCGAACACTTCGTTAAGGATAGGCTCGACTACTGACCGAAAGTCAGTACTGCGCATAGGGGTAGCCATGACTCAAGCCCTCCTTAAATGCTGTTGACAGCGGCCTTGTACGCGGCTTCGTTCAGACGAACGGTAACCGTGACGTAGGCATCAGTCAAAGAGTCGTTGATGTTGTATGCGAAGCCGGTGATCTGGAACTGGCCAGAAGTCGACTGGATCGCGGTGAGTTGGGTGGTGCTCAGACCGGTTTGGGTCGAGCCACCCGGCGATGCCACAGTCCAGTCGCACTCTTCGCCGACAGCGGTTTGCACCGTGGTGCCAGCCGAAGGGTTGGTGTACTGAACGTCGTACAGCGTTTCCGGGTCGTCGTACACCCAGGCAACGATCTCCGTGCCTGTAGCGCCCGAAGGCCAGAAGGGGCTGATGGTGGGCTTGCCCGAGGCGTCGAGGTACTGGCAACCAGCAAAGATGCCGAGCAGCGTGATGCCGTCGGTCGTGCCGGAGCGGGTACCATCGCTGGTGCCGAGCTGGATAACACCGTTGTCGGTCAACTTCACGGGATCGCCCGAGAAAATGTTGGCCGCATAAGTGCTAGCGATTACATAGGCTTTCGGGCGCATCTGGCCACTGTTGTGGTAAGACGGACGAAAACCAAAGGGTGCGCTAGTCGAAGACATAGTGACCTCCTATTTGGTCAAAGGGTTGCGTCATGAGAGGTCAAACATGGCCTCTCGGTCATGTCCCATCTCCAAGTTGCCTTCCCCAATCTGCAGCTTTGACTTTGAGGATCGCGCCTGCTGCTCCAAGAACTCAGCCGTGTCGGTGAGCTTCTCTTCCTCGCGCAACGGTGCATGGTGATGTGCCTCAAGCATGTACTTCTCATAGAGAGAAATCGGCAGCTTGAATGCGAGCATCTCATTAACACCAATGAACCCCGTCCAGTCGCCGGTCTTCAGCGTGGCGTAGTCCCAGCCGGGAATGTCTTCCGGCTTCACGGGTTCATAACCCAGACGCATCCGCATGTGGATGGAGTCGCGCGGGTTAGTGGTAGTCAGCCAGCACATATGCCAGCCGGGGATTTTAGGCAAGTCCGGTAGAGAGGACTGAAAAAACTGCTGACGGAACATTTCAACCCGCTCTTCATCGGAAATTTCGCGATTCTCAGTTACAGAACGATCTAGCATCGCTCTATTTTCGCGGCCTTCTCCAGCGGATTTCTTCAGGCGTTCGTCGGTCATGTTACTCGCTCCTTCCAGCGATTGATTGAAGTATAGGGTGGAAAAGTTGAAAAGGCAAGCCCTCTCACGCGCGGTTCAGCCGATCGTACTCGGCATAACGCTTGACGTATTTGGCACGCAGCACGGGGTCATCCCATACTCCTGCCTCTACCAACGCCTGCTTGCGCTCCGGGGAGACGTAAATCTCCTTGCGAGTGCTGGCAGGAGCATGTTCACGGCCCGAGCCCACAGCAGGTCCACCCCTGGGTTCGCGACGCGGTTCGTTACGTTCTTCAGTGTTGGCGGGGCGCTTTGTCTTGGGGGCAAAGCGTTCCGGCAGTCGGCGCGCGGCGCGACGGCGCAGCTCGTCCCAGTAGTCGGAAGAGCGCGGGTCGTAGCCGTCTTTGGCGAGCGACTGGTCAATCGCGATGACGATGGCGGAGTCTTCGTCGCGGCCCTGTGCGTCGTACCAGGGATGGTCCGCGATGAACTCTTTCGCGTAGCTCATCGTGATGTCGTCAATCTGCTGCGGTTGAGACTGAGGACGCTGCGCTGCGACTTGGGTCTTCTGCGCGTTCAGCTGCTGGATCTTAGCCAACGCTTGGTCGCGATAGCGCATGGCCTGGGTGACGTCTTCGCCGTTACCCGCAGCCACCGCCTTGGCAATGACACGTTCAGCCATGTCGGCTTCTTTTGTCGCCTGAGCAATTTCAGCGTCAAACGCGCTCAGGTCCAGCTTGTGGGTGCGCTGCTCTTGAGCCGACACGCGGCGCTCGAGGTCGTCGTTGCGCTTGCGCAGGAAGTCCAGTTCAAGCTTGTCACGCTTGATGGCCTCGTCGCGACGCACCTTGCGTTCTTGTTTCTCAAGACGACGGCGCTCGCGAATCGCCTCGCGTTCGTCTCCGCTGTCGTCATCGTCATCGTCAGACCGGGCAACGGGGTCGTCGTCCTGATCATCATCGTCGTCTTCGACGTTCTGAGAGAGCTTGCTCTCGTCTTCAATGATGACGATATCTTCGTCGTTGTCATCGTCTTCGCGAAGTGCTTCAGCCATTGTTCATCTCCTTTTCAGATGAATGCCTTGATGGCCAGCGGGTCAGTGGTCACCTGCCCGATGATATCAAGGTCGTTAAAGATTACAAACATCGCAGATTCCATGTCTCCGGTCGCGGTGCGCTCACCCAGAGGGACTTCCCAACGGTCGCCGCCGTACTTGGGCACACGAACGAAGTCACCGGGTTTACACCACTGACCTTCGGGCCAGCTCTCCTGCGTGTTACGGTTCTTGAAGGCCAGCGGACCCGTGCTGATGACCTTAGCCACCTGCGTGTTCCACTTCTCAGTATCCCGCGACTCGCTGTGAAGAATTAGCCCGCCCGCCGTCATGGTCTTGGGGGTGCGGATTTGAACCAGAACGCGGCTACCGAAAGGCTGCACGCCCGGATGCACGTCCGGGAAAGCCTTTTCCATTGCGTTCTCAGAGGTCGTTGTCACTATGTTTCTCCTCATCTAGAAGTTTCAAGAGTACATTAACGGCGGCTTCATAACCGGCCACCACGCCCACACGATACCCGTACTCAAAGGCATCGCGATCTTGGGGCCGTCTCAAGGCGTCAACGGCGAACTGCTGTTGTTCTGCCTTGAGACGGTTTAGAAGTTTGGCTTCAATACTCACGCTTGGTTCTTTTCAGGCTTGGGGGCCGGGGGCAGCGACTGCCCGTCGACCTTCTCGCCTGCCGCCATGCGGTGCTTTTGCTTAACCATGGCGCTGTTCATCTGGACTTCTTTGGACGTGTTGGGGTCGTCGCTCATGACGTTCTCCTTTTAGGGGTTGGGGTTGATGCCTGAACCAGTACTCACTGCGACTCTCTCGCCCGTGGCCATCTCGGCTGCGGCGAGCAGTTTCGCGGTATCGTTGTCTGCCTTGTTCATGCGCTCGCGGGCAGCGAGGTCTGCAGCGGTGCGCTCGTTCTCGGCCATCTGCTTGATCTGCTCCGACTGCAGCTTCTCTGCGCGGTCCTGCTGACGGTCGGCCAGCTTCGCGGCTTCGAGCTGCTGAGTTTGCTGCAGCTTCTGCTGGTCCAGCTGGACGCGCATCTGGTTGTACTGAGCGCGCTCCTGCAACGACTGACCCTGGAGCTGCGCATTGAGCTGTGCAATCTGCATGCTGTTGTCTGGCGGCATAGGTGGTTGCGGCTTGTACTGTTCGGCGAACTTGGTGAGTTCTGTGAGCTGCTCACCGAAGCCACCGAGTTGCTGTTCGATAAGCTGCTGCACCTGAATAATCAGCTTAACCTGCTGCTCGGCATCATCCTGGATCAGCTCTTCACTCTGCGCCCGGTCTACGGCGCTGTGCGCCTCGACCAAGTAATAGTTCAACACGTGGTCCTTTAGGTGCTGGGACAGCGCGTAAATGCAAGACGGCATGATTGCCGGGTTAGAGCCCAGCAGAGGCGACTTCAAGAACGCCATATGCGCCATGATGTGCGCCATGTGGTCTTGCTGCGGTAGCACGTAGATGGGGCGGCTCATCGCGGCTGCGACGTTCTCGCTAACGGGGTCAAGATCTTCGTTTGCCGGCTCAGGCTGAAGTACCTCCTCGCTCGGCACCTTGAGAGTGCGCAGGAACATCTGCTCGACCTTACGCGGGTCATATAGCTGGGGCATCGCCTGTGCCCGCTGCATGATTGCCTGAACCTGAGCGAAACGCTGCGTCTCGCTGAAGATCGCCGGGTCGCTGACAGGGATGACGTCCAGCGGGCCGTCAAAGTCAGACGGATCAATCTCAAGCCCAGAAGCCTGAGCCTCGACGTCTTCTTCGGTCAGGTAAGCCGAGTTGATGCGGTGCAGGATCTTGAAGCACCGGGCCATCGCGCTGTGCAGCCGGGAGTGAATGCTGCTGAACACAACCATGCCCTGCTCAATCAGCGCCATCGTCGTGCCGACCGGCTGGTTGGGGTTCTGGTCCGACAGCTTCTCAAACGAGGTCTGCACCACACCCTTACCCGCGTCAACTAAGAAGCCCAAGAGCTGGAACAGCACCGGGCTCGGCGGGTTGAACGGCATAGGCATAGCGAGCTTGCGCACGTCGTCGATCAGCGCGCCACCCTCCATCTCTACGACCTCGGTCGGCTGCAGGTTGATTGTTTGGCCGTTAGGCCCGCCCTTCAGCTTGAGCAGGGTGGGCATGTTCTGAATGTGAGCGGAGTCCATCAGCGCGCGGAGTGCGCCAGTGGCCGCACCGCTCAGACCGCCGATCATGTGCGTCAGGCCGATCGGGTATGCCCCGCGCCACGGCACGAACGGGAACTCAACAATCCAGTCAAGTTCCTTGCGGTACGTGTCCTCGGGTTCCCAGTTGCGGTAAAGCGACAGCGCCTGACCGCTCGACTTGTCAACGCTCAGGATGTACGGGCTCAGTTCGCCGTCATCAAACTCAAGGTAGGTGTAGACCTCAAAGACGGTGCGCAGACCGTCCTCGTTGTAGCTGGTCGCCTTGCGGCCTTCAATCTTGTCGTTGGCTTGGCTGGCCTTGCTGAAGTCCGGGTCTTCAGGCATGCCGATGTCAACGTCACGGTACATGCCCGACTTGACGCGCTTCTGGTACTCCATCTTGGTGATGTACTGAACGTGCGTCTTGCGCTCGGCGGTGTAGAAGTTCGTCGCGGCGAACG